ATTCATGTAAATTTCCACATCCCATAGGTATAACTTCAATATTACATGTCTCAGGTAAAACAACATTTTTATTCTCATTAAATCGTTGTAATAATCGATCTTTAAAATATTGACTATGCACAATTAAATCATCCAGATGAGTTAATAATATTTCATTATATGAAGATAATCCCGGGGCTAATGTGTGCATTGTTAAAACTACTTTTACTTTTAACTCATGCAAATCATCTAATATCTTTTTTAATACTTCTTTATTCTTAAAAAATGAGAACTCATGTTGAAGATGCGCAACAGTATAACCATCACGTTTAATAACATTAATTATTTCAGAATAATTATATCCCGAAAAAGCAACTACTGATTGCCCCCGATTCCTTATACTATCAAATAACGATTTTGTATACTCAGCAATACCACAATGTGTACCAAAAGATGGAATAATTATTAAAGGAGTTAAATTTTTTATTTTTATATGTTCACGCACAAATATTCTCGGTTGTTTTTGTTTTTCAATTAATATTTTTATTCTATCTAAAATTTTATTTACTGTATTATCCCAAGTCAATTTATCCGTAAATGCTATTCCCTTTTCCGCAAATTGTGTTTTAATTTGTTTTGATGTTTTATAATCTTGATATAAAATATTCAATTTATCAACGAGATCGTCTTTTGAAGCGACTGCGCGCCTAATCCCATTAAATCCATAAATATATGCATCTAATTTTAATTTAAATCCAGAACCCTGATCAATTAATTCTGCAATTGCAGCATAATCAGTAGCTATAATAGGCGTACCACATGACATAGCTTCTAATGTAGGCATTGATAGCCCTTCACCTATGCTAGTATTTATACTAACTGCAGCAAGATTATATATAGTATTGAGTTTCGCGTCAGACATACCTTTTTTTGGACCCGCTTCTTTAGTAATAGCAACAACATCTTTTAATCCAAACTTTTTAATAAAATCCCATAAATCATAACCGCAAGAATCTTCTGGATCTGTAACTAAAAGCAAAAATACATCATTTTTACCAAAAGCAAAATCACGAAATGCTGCTAGAGTTAACGGTATATTTTTACGATCTGTATTTTGATTTATATTTAATACTAAAAATGTATCCTTAGCGTTAAATGGCAATGTATTTTCTTTTACGTCAATTTTAATTGGACAAAATATATTTTTATCAACTCCAGGATAAATAACAGTTGATGATATAGAATATGTATTCTGTAATTCAGCTTGTCCAAATTTAGAAAAAACGTTAATATCATCAGCTTGATCTAAAATTGATTGCCAAATTGGATGCATATTATCACCATCAACTGTTAACCATAATATCCATTGAAAATTAGGATGAGTTTCTTTATATTGAGCAACAGATTTTTGTATATGCACAAAATTCCATACATCACCAACTGACAAAAGAATATCTGGTTGAAAATCAGATATTATTTCAACCATTTCTTTTTCCTCATGTTGAGTCCCTTTACCAATAGGATAAATAAAGTAAGGAAAAGAATGGCGTTTTGGCATGTGATGCCAACCAGCATATGCAAATTCTGTTTGTTTATATAATCGTTCTGCTATTTCTCTTCCACAACGAGAAAGACCAGAAGATAAGGTGGGCGAATCGGTATGCAAAAGAAATTTCATGGCTCATCCTTTCTATCAAAATATCTATCTTAAAAATATATATTAAAGTTCCCCGCCGATACGCGCTTCGAGTACTTCTAATAACTGTGGTCCTAATTTATTCTGTTCAGCTTTACGATATATTTTAGATAATGTATCTTTTGAATACATTACATTCTTAATCTCTAATATAATAAAATTTCTTGGTTTACGTAATAAATTATCGATTTGTTCTTCTGTTAAATCTAATAATTTTTTATACCGAATATTTTCTCCATTTTCACTCATTTCACAAATACGTTCTTCACGCAACAATCTTTCTCTCTCATTCGAATCAATCTCAGGACATTCTTCACCCGGACCTATACGTATTCCATCTTTACTCTTACCGTCTTTACCGCGATAAACAAACGATTGAATAATACGATATTTCTTAGACATATTACATTCTCCTTTATAAACACAACGGAGCAACATACATCCCGTATGTTGCTCCGTGTGTTTTGTTTATATTAAGAATTAAAATCATATAGTTAGTAATTTTATTTATAAAATTACTTTTTATTCTTCCAGCGACCATAGACTGCTGGGTTAAATAAGCCTTAAGAATATTTGTAGCCCCAACAAAATCAGAGTCCGATTTATAGCCACAATTCCTATAAACAAATATCTCGCAATACTTATTTAACTTGTGAATATAAATAGGATCAACTAGTTGACACTGGACGCCAGCTACTTCAACTAGTTGTTGTATCCTATTTAATAATTTCATCAATTTATTTATCATATACATTTAAAAAATAACCCGTACTAGTTACAGTTCTGCTTCAATAACGTTTGTAGTAACTGTAGGAGCACTGTATGAACCAGTTGTTAATTGATACACAACTCCGGAACCTCTCATTACAACCAACGCTTCTAACCAATGAATATAATCAGCATCAATGATCGGATAGCGAGGATCATAACTACCAGGTGTTAAAACTAAACCTTTAGCAGAAGGATTTTTCTTCTGTATATAACGTAAAGGTTTATCCATACCTGACGGATCTGAACCAACTAAAACTAAATAATCATTAGGCATCCATTCAGTTTCTTTCCAATCAACGCCTAATAATCTACCTGCAAAACCATCTACTGATACGTTATCAATAACTGGATTAGCAATAACTGTAGATGATGTTGTTCCATACCAACCAGCAATATCCTCAATATTCCGAGTCATATCAGAGTTCATTAAGCCCCAAATTCTTCCTTTAAAGCCATGTTCTTTGAGATGCAATTTCATTGCTGTGATAGTTGCAAGAGTAATAGTTGCTGAACCAGAAGCAACATAGTGACTATGCGCTGCTGTGAATTCATTCGCTCCATAAGTCGGAGGTGTTGTCATCTTTTCATTCGCGCTAAAACTACCACTGAAAAATCCACCAGATGTCAAAATTTCATCCAAAATTACAGCTGTTTGCAATGCGCGATCTCTTTCAACCGCTTTACTTGCAAGGCGTGTAATTTCTTCTGAACTTGAGTTTTCACTCATCAGCCAATCAAAAGTATACCCAATATCAAGACCATACTTAGCGCAATCTTTTTGCATCTTGCCCCAAGCTTTTTTCTTTGATGTTGGTTTTTCTGATTCTGCTAATTTTTGAAACTTCCATTGCCCTGAAGCATCAAACTTGAGATAGCTTTCATCCCAATCAGAACAAAGTAATGCTCTTAAATCCAATACCTCTTCTCTATTATATAAATCAACAATAGGAAGAACTGTATTGTATAGGACTTCGTTCAAGTCTATGCCATCAGTGGTTGTAAAACCACGTGTAATATCAGCCATTTGTTATTTCACCCCCTTTTAAGTTGCTAAGAAATATAGATCCAAGTCAACAAATACCTCGTTAGGACCAACAGCGAAACCAACTTTTTGTGTACCAGATTTCGCGTATTTTCCGTCTTCACCAAGATAAACTGTTTGACCAGGACTTAATGTGATGTAATCAACGTTCGATACTTTACCAGCTCTATCGATTCTAACACGTTGTGCAATTCCCGATGTTTTTGTTCCTGAACCACTAGTTAAAGCAAAACCATGCGCCCATTTACTATCGCCATGATCCGCTAATTGACCAGTTAAGTAACCACTTGCCACACCAGCTCCCGAATAGAGGTTAATTAAAGTACCGGGTCCAACTGCTACACCTGATGCTAAAGTAACCCCTATATGTGTCTGCAATAAAGAAACATCCATGTTATTTTCACCCCCTTAAATTATTTAGCTCGTACACGAATACCAGCTTTTTTGATTAATTCTTGTTTGCGTTCTTCAGTCATAGTTTTAGAAACGTCTATTCCGCTACCAAGCACTAAGATACTTGGATGTAACTTTTTAGTAACTAAAGCTTCGGTATCCTCCGGTTTTAACGCTTCGCCCATCGCCGATTTCTTTAATATACTCTTAATTACAACAGCATCTTGCGCGTCATATTCATTTTTAAGTGATTCCCAACTCTTCTCAACTGATTTCTCAGCTTTCAGTTCTTTCAACTCTTTTTCAAGAGCACTAATTGCTACTTTACTATCTTCTATCGATTTCGCTAAAGCATCAACTTCCCCTTGTGTATAACAATCACCAGATTGTTTCTTTAAACTAATAATAGTCTTAATGACGTTATCAGGATAAGGATACTTTTCGCTATGTGTTTTTCTGATCTCATCAGAAATAGCAACGATTTCTTTCATATCGTCTTCTGACATATCAGCCATCGCTTTTAATACTTTCTTACTTTTCTCAGCATCAAGACTAGCCTGTAATTCAGAAACTGATTTTTCCAATGCATCAACAGCTTCTTGCGTCCATTCTTCACCTGATTTCTTTTTCATTGCAGGTTTCATCATGGGTTTTTTGGGATCCGTTATAGGATCTCCATTTTCATCTACAGGCACAGGCTTTTTAGCTTTCTCAAATTCAGCTTCGATTGATTTTAACAAAGCTTTGTCTTCATCTGCTACCAAACGATCATTCAATTGCTTAATTAACTCTTGTAATGTCATAACATTCTCCTTTGGCATATTTTTGATACGGTCTTTTGCCGTATTCTTAATATACTCCTTTGGAATTTCACCCCCCTTCAATTCGTAGTCGGATAAAGATTTAGAAATATACCAACGAAGCGCTTTTGCTTCCGGATTTGCTGGAAGAGCTACTAAAGATGCTTCAACTAGGTATAACTCATTAATCTCATTAACAACTTTATCCAATTCTTTAACAAATTTTTTTACAGCATTAATTACTCTAGCTCTAATGCTGAATTTATTTAATACTCCCTCTTTAACTTTTTGCCAAATCTCTGGTACTGTTTGACTAATTAGAACTTTAACCCATAAACCTTCTGCTTTTGCTTGTACTGCCTCAACTTTGCCGATTGGTTGTTCAGGATCATGGTTATATAATACAGTTGAATTGCCTAATAAATCATTTTCTGCACCTTTAAAGGCTTCTTCCGTAATTATATCACCTGTTAAATCTAATTCAGTACTACCTGCATATCCTTCCAAATACCACTTTTCCCCTTCTTCATATGATTTTGTAATATTAATAAAACAATCAAAAGGTGGTATTGCTAATGTTTTTTTACCTTTTTCAACCATATTTTACCTGCTTTCTTTTAAACAGAAACTTTTTTACTCTTGAAGTCATTAATCAATTTACGTTGTTCTATAAGTTTCTCTAACGATTGTATCAATGCTTGCGATAATGTTAAACTATCTTCTTTCTTAATAATTTCTGCAAAACGGCATATTTCTCTAATATGTGCTCCTGAAAAACCTTCAGTTTGTTTTAATACAATATCTAATGTCGATGTATCTATTTCTTCTTTTAAAAAATGTAACATCATTTCTTTCCTTATATCTTTACTAGGTAAAGTAAAGTGTATTATATCGTGAAATCTACCTGGTCTATCTATAATTGCTTCAGGTAAATTTTCAGGAAAGTTTGATGTCAAAATAGTAAATACTCCATTATTTAATTTCATTCCATCTAACTCTGTTTTTAATAAATCTATCATACCATACTCAATATACGAATCAATATCTTCCATAAACAGAATTGATGGACGTAAATCACGCGCTAAATCAAATGCTGTAGTCATCGCATAAGATGTTCCCATATCTGAAAAATCTTTAGCTGTTACCCAAATAAACGTTGATGCCATTTTTGAAAGTAATTTCCCGCTTAACGTTTTCCCGCAACCCGGTGGCCCAATAAAAATTAAACCGCGAGAATCGAGAGTTGGGTCATTCTTCTCGATCAGTGATGCTAATTTCTTTATTTTATCTTTAATAGGCGCTGTAAGTTTTAAATCTTCCCACGTAATAGTCTGTTCATCTAAAAATTCACCCGCAACAGAAAATTTTTCACCTTTTAAGAAATTATTTTCAGTCGCGTAT